TGACTCCTGAACTAGTGCGGTTCCTGTTACGACTTTGGAATGCAATCCACTAGAAGATGTTATAATCAAATCATAAACACATCTACCACTAGGTAAAGTTTGAGTTACTGCACCAGGCATTGAAATTTTTACTGTACTATCAGCAACTGTAATAGTGGTAGAAAAAGTATAAGCAACACCGGCAGTTGGATGCCTTCTGAGTTTTGAAACTGCAGTAGTGTTATTTAAGTTTAGTACGTCACCATCTTCCGCACTTAAGGCAAAGGTCTCCTCAAAGTAAGTTCCTTTATGAATAACTAAATGTACTTCGCTTACTGCTGCCATTGGTTATGGTATAGAAACTTTTAAGTATTTATGATAGAATACATATTAGAGAAGTGTATGATATTTTTTAAACTATGAGTGAGTTTGCAAATAAAGGTTGGCATTACCTACCAAAAATTATTAGTAAAGAAGAAGCAATAAGGATCAAATATCAAAATCTTTGTGGTGCTATGAATGATCTTGGTTCTTTAAAGGGTCATCATGATCCAGAAAGAGGTAGAGTCCTGACTTGTTATGCTCCACCATCTTCCACATTTGTAATGAAAAGAATTCAACCATTTCTGGAAGAGTTACTTGGCGAAGAACTCATTCCAACTTATTGGTTTTCCACAACTTATCACAATGGTGGATGGATGAATTGCCATACTGACCGTCCATCATGTGAAGTATCTGTCACCATGAATATTTGTGGTGATGCCCCTTGGCCTATTAAACTTAAAGATCTTACTGGTAAGAGAAGAGAAGTCGTAACTCCAGTTGGTGATGGTGTTGCTTATCTAGGAACAATCGTTCCTCATTGGAGAAGTCCTTTAAGAACTCATGAACGCGATCGGTTTATGCAATTGTTCTTACACTTTGTCAGAAAAAACGGACAGTATGCTGATTATGCATATGATAGAAATGAAAAATGTTATTCCCTTTTGACCCAATGACTTATAAAAGAGAATGTGGTGGATGCACTGCCTGCTGTGAAGGATGGATGCACGGCCAGTCACACGGACAATATTTTCAACCAGGAAGACCATGCCACTTTAAGTGCGAAACAGGATGTGCGATCTATGAAAATCGCCCAGAAAAACCTTGCAAAACTTTTTCATGCGAATGGTTGCAAAATTATGAAATTCCAGAATGGATGAAACCAAATCTTTCGGGAGTGATTATAACTTCAAGAGATTATGGAGAAAATAAAAAATACCTTGAAGTTTTGGAAATGGGTAAAAAAATAGATGCAGAAGTCCTAAACTGGATCTTTCTGCATCATTACACTACTGATATTCCTATTCGCGTTCAAGTAAATCGTGGATGGTATAATTTTGGACCAAAAGACTTTCTTAGTGAAATGTCGGGAATCAAAGCATCTAGAGAATAAATTTATTCTGCTGGAGCAATTGGATCATTAATCATAGGAATAGAAGTTACTTCACCCCAGCGGCCATAAGCACCTAATACTTTAGCATCGTTCTGAACATCCAGATTAATTGGGGGTAATTCTGAAGGGAAAACTTGCTGACTGGGAAGATCTCTCAAAGACTGTCTCCAATCTTTAAATTCAGTAGATAATGCAACTTCCGTTTCAGTTGATTTAATAACTACCCAATCTGAGGATGAGAGAATTTCATCACGAATACTTCTAAGAACTTCAATTCTTTTTTCAAGTTGCTTTGTATCATAGGCAGATACTTCAGTATCCCATTCTTGTTGTGTAACAACCAAAAGTCCTTCAGTTTGTTCTAAAACATAGGCTCTTTGGTAGACAACGCTATGTAAAGTTTCTCCATTCACAGAGACTTCGGATGAAGATACTACAGTAACATTTATATCATTCTGCAATTCTTGAAGTCTTTCTCCACTTACAGTCTCAGAGTATTCAAAATACTCTGGACATGTTGACAGACAATATGGAATATCATTATCATCTGTAAGTTGATGAACGATGGTTAGTCCTTTTATATCTGGAACCATTAAACCAAACTTAGTGTTTAGTGCAAAAGTGTTGGTTTCTCTGTTAATAAAATAGTGCTTGAGAAGTTGTGCCATTTTTTTTTATACTACTTTTATACCATATTTATCTGATATTTCTTTATCCTGCTCTGCTTTTGTTTTAAATCCAACGACAGTCATCCAATTAACCATAGTATATCTTGTTCCGGAAATTACAGGTTCAACTTTATGCAAATAGAATTGTGATGAAGGAAAACAAACTAATAAACCTGGTTCTGGGCGAATTCTAACTCTCAAATCTGGAAATACAAAATCGCCACCTTCAAAGTCATCGTTAAGAAAAAGAACAGTAGATAAGTCTCTATCTATAGATTTTTTCCAAATCATAGTTCCATCTGGATTTTTCCATTTTGCCACTGCATCATAGTGAGGTTTATAGTGGCCTCCTGGTTCATAAACTAATAGTTGTGGCATTTCACTATCATTAATCTTAAATTCGTAAAATGGATTAATTATATTTTTAACAATATTATCATAAAGATCTTTAATCTCTGGAATAATATTTTCAATATCTGCACATTTTACATTTCTTGCTTCTAAATCAATTTTTGCTGGATGGTCTTCAATACCTTGATTGGCCTTTTCTCCATCAAAGACCCCCATTTGCTCTTTATTTGATTTTTTCGCATGATCGATCAAAAAATTAATCGCATCAGGTGTCAATACTTTAGGTTGTATCAACACATTTGAAAGAATACCATTCATATCAATTTTTAATTATTATGATGTATTTAGTTGGAATTCGTTAATCCCGTAAAACTACCTCTTGCAGAGGGTAGGGTTTTTCCTGGCTCACTAACAACTTCATTAGAGAAATCAAGACGTGTGACAGTGCTGACATATGATGGAATAAATCCACCAGCAAAGTAACCATAGGTTCTGCTTGCAGTTGCTGCCAAACTTCTTCTAGCTGTTGTAAAATTACTACCCAGTGTGGTAATAGTTTCACTGTTAAAATCAAGTCTTGTAATGGAACTAACCGAGAATGGCGTAGGGCCGGGTTCTTCACCACCACCGAAGTAACTATAAACAGTGCTTGTTATTGCTGCAAGATTCCTTCTTGTTGTAATTAGATTTTTTCCTGGACTACTTATAGTTTCATTTGAAAAATCAAGACGAGTAACTGTATTATAGTAGGTTGTATTGTTAAATCCACCAACAAAATAAGCATAGAAATTGGTAGAAGTTGCAGTTAACTCTCTATTGCCAATAGGCAAAGTTGAAGGAGTATTTGTTGCAATCTCAGTAGCAAAATCAAAACGTGTAATTGTACTCAAATAATTATCTGGAGGAGCATTATAACCTCCAGCAAAATATCCATAAGAACCACTTTCTGTTGCAGTAAGTAATCTTCTACTTGATGGAAGTTGTCCTAAGGATTGATTGATAGATTCATTGACAAAATCAATTCTCGTAATGTTACTTATTTCTGGTGGTGCAAAACCTCCACCAAAATATCCATGATAATTGCTAGAAACAGATGCTAATTCACTTCTTGATGTTGTTAGGTTTTTGCCGGGATTACTTACTGTATCATTAGAGAAATCAAGGCGAGTAATGGTGTTTATTTGTGGTGGAGCAAATCCACCAGCAAAATATCCATAGTTTTTATTAACTTTTAATGAAGATCCTCCACCAGTCACCGTAGCAAAATGGCCACGAGTCTCTAGCATACTACTTCCAGGATTGCTTATAGTATCATTAGTAAAATCTAAGCGGTCAATTGTGCTTATAAAAACTCCACCACAAAAATACCCATATTTAAAGTTTGATATGCCTTCACCACCAACCCTTGCGAAAGGTAATGGAGTAGTTGTTGATAAAGTATCATTTGAAAAGTCAATTCTATCAATTACACATTTAGTGCCTCCTTGTGGTCCAGGGGCACTTCCGCCGGCAAGATATCCATACAATAAACTAAAAGTTGATGAAATATTGTTTCTTACGGTTGACAGGCCAGTAGGTATTGGAGTGATGTAGTTCTCAGTAAAGAAATCAAAACGGTAAATTTGGGCATTGGCACTATCTATTAATCCATTTTGTGGAGGTCTATAGAAATACCCACCACAATCATAACCATAATTACCACTTGCAACTGATCCACCAGATTCTTTTGCTCCTGTATTTTTGCCAGGGGTAGAAAAGGTTTCATTAGAAAAATCTAGGCGAAGGGTGACACTTTGATAACCTCCATTACCACTTTGAGGGAATCCAAGAAGTCCTTCGAAACCGCTAGAAATATATCCATAATTTGCAGCAGAAAAAAATGATGCGTGCCAGCGCTGGGCCGGAATGTTATTGCCAGGTTGACTTACAGTTTCATTAGTAAAATCAAGACGATTAACGTTTGTCCTACTAACCCCACCAATATTATATCCATAAGAAGCTGAGACTACTGCTGAATTATGATGTGTCGTATTAGACATATTTTTGTCAGGATTAGTAACTGTTTCGTTAGAAAAATCAAAACGAGATACTGTGCTTATGTCTGTAGGTGAACTTATAAGTCCAGCCATAAAATAACCATAAATTGGTTGTTCTCTCCATTGAGAAAAATTTCTATTTTCTATATTTTCTACTTGCCTATCATAGACGAAATTGAGTCCAAATACATCTCCAGTTATGTTGGTGAGATATTGTGCCATTTTATCCTTCTATTTTGAGGTCTTGATTGAATAACGAACCTGTAAGTTTCTTTTCTTCTTTCTTTTCAACACCAGAAAGAAGTTGTTGATCCAATCCAGTAATTTCTGCAATGCCAGAGGCAACACTTTCTTGAAGTTTTGACAAGAAATCCAGAGGATTGTTTGGATCACCAAAAGTTCCCTTTGTTCTATTTACATCATCAGTAAGAACGGTTGGAGCACTTGCGCGTCTCATGGAGCGAATATTGCCAGCATTTACTCCAGTTTTTGCTTGAAGTAAATCATCAAGAGATTGGTTAGCCAATCTCCTTTCCCAATAGTTTGGCTGATCTTCATTGTATTGATCTCTGGAAACTAGTTTATTTCCATTCAATTCAACTAAACGAGTAATAAGTTTATCAAAACACTCAAGTTCCTCAACAGAAGATTTAAATCCACGATTAAGATTTTCAAGCATTCTGTGGAAATGGAATTCATCGATATCATACCAACTTAGTTCTTCTCCACCTTCTCTGGTTTTCCACCAAATTGGTTGAGTTTTATCTTTTCCATCCCACTTGTGGTGAAATTCTCTTGCAGCACGCTTTGCTTCAATGATTTGCTGAAGCAAACCTTCTGCTACACTTCTTCTATTAATGATAGCGGATTTAAATGCAGAAGGAATAGTGAAGTTATCATGAATGATAAACTTCTCAATCTGAAAATCAGATCTTCCTTGTGCTAGTTCAGTTTCGCTTTCAGTCCAACGATTTGCTTCGTTTAGGACTTTAAACATAAACTCATTATCATCATCTAAAACTTCTTTAGATGTTGCAAGAGCAATCGATTCATAATTGTTTGGCATAGTGTTTTTCAGTTTCATTTCTTATTATTTAGTATATATTCTACAATTTGATTCCAGATTTCTGCAGAGGTTTTCCAATTGTAAGATTCTCTAGTAATTTTTGATAAATCATTGGTTGCTTGATAAAATGTTTCTGGTTCTTTTTCAAAGAAATCAAAGCACCTAGAAACTTCTTGAGCGAACTCATTGATGAATTTTGGAGAAGGCTTCCATCCCGATGAAGTGTTTTCTCCAAGCATTGGAATATATTTTCCTCTTCCAAATGAAACTTCCCTAAGAGCACCAATATCACTTACGATTGGGTAGCATCCACATGCCATTGCTTCTGCAAGAGAAAGGCAAAAAGTTTCTTCCCATACATTTGGATGAACGAAAAATGCAGCATCTTTTATGTGCGAGATTAATTCTTCACGATGAACGCATGGTGAATAAAGAACATTTGGAAGAGATTTTAACTCTTCAATTGCTTCTTTAAATTCTTCTGTTTCTTTCTCATAATTTCCTGCATTCTCATAGAGAGACATTGAGGAAAATACTTTCAATGTTGCATCTGGATGATTTTTAATAACCTGTTTCCAAATTTTTGGAAGTGGTGCAATACCTTTATGTGGAGCAGAAAAAAAGATAGCGGTTTTTGATTTGGGCTTTGTTGGAGGAACAAACATCGGATCCAAACCATAGTATACCACTGTCAGTTTGTCTGTAGGAGCACGATTAAATTTAATAAACTGCTCTCTTTCCCACTCAGATAGACAAACTATTGCATCAATTTGGTTTGACAGTTCAGGAAGACGATAATGAATAGGTTGATCGCAATTATCGTGAGCCCAAAGTATCTTGATAGGTTTTTGTGATTTTACAAGCTCTTCAGCATTTCTAGATATTTCAACATTATTTGGAATATTGTAATATTGTGAAAGATAATAAAAAGAACTTTCAGTTGCTCCAGATTTCATATGTTAATGATATAGGTGTTTTATTTAGATTGAGTTTGATACCGCTGCTAAATTACTTCTTGTTGAGGGCATATTTGCAGGACCACTAAAACTCTCATTAGAAAAATCAATTCTAGAAATATTACTTACGATTCCTGGAGATTCCCCGCCAAAGAAATATCCATACAATAAATTTGAAGTTGCCGCAAGATTACTTCTTGATGTAGGTAAATTTTTGCCGGGTTCACTAACAGTATCATTAGAGAAATCAAGACGAGTGATGGTGTTTATCAGTGTTGGTGTTTGACCTCCACCAAAGTAACCATATGTAGGATTAGCTACTGATGCAAAAAATGCTCTTGTTCCTGGTAAATTTTTACCTGGATTACTTAAGGTTTCGTTTGAAAAATCTAAACGAGTGATTGTGTTTATTAGTGTTGGTGTTTGTCCTCCGACAAAGTATCCGTAATATGGCGTCCTAGTTCCGGATAATCCAGCTATTGTTGTTGGCAAATTCTTACCGGGATTAGTTACAA